CAGCAACATTCATAGAGTATTTGCAGGACAAGATAAGAAAACAGATCATCCTATTGTCATATCGACATGGCAATCGATTTACAAACTGGACAAAAAGTATTTTGACTCGTTTAGCGTTGTAATAGGCGATGAAGCACATTTATTTAAAGCAAAATCTCTTATATCGATTATGTCTAAGCTTAGTAGCTGTGTATATCGTTTTGGTTTTACAGGTACTCTGGATGGATCTGAAACGAACGAACTCGTGCTTCAAGGTCTCTTCGGCAATGTTAAGAGAGTTACAACGACCTCAGAACTGATAGACAAAAAGTATCTTTCTGATTTTAAGATCAAGATCATCGTGCTTAAGTATTCTGATCAGACGAAGCAAAGTCTAGCAAAATCAGACTATCAAGCAGAGATGGATTTTCTTGTAAGAAATCAATCACGTAATAAATTCATAAAAAATCTTACACTTTCTTTGAACGGTAATACACTTTTACTGTTTCAATTTGTTGAAAAGCATGGTAATATACTATATGACATGATTAAAAATAGCACCGATAATCCGGTGTATTATGTACATGGAGGAGTTGACGGTGATGACAGAGAAACTATCCGTAAGATCGTGGAAAAATCAACATCCAGTATTATCATCGCTAGCTACGGGACTTTTAGTACCGGCATTAACATTCGTAATTTGCATAACGTTATATTTGCTAGTCCTTCAAAATCCAAAATAAGAACGTTACAGTCTATAGGTCGTGGTCTACGCAAATCAGACACTAAAGATATAGCAACACTTTATGATATTTCAGATGACTTAACATGGAAGTCAAGGAAGAATTTCACTCTGCTTCATTTGGCAGAAAGAGTAAAAATCTATAACGAAGAAGGGTTTGACTACAAGATTTATCAAGTCGCTCTAAAGGAATTATGATGGAAAGTAAACCAAGAAAAAAAGTTCATTATGTAAACAATAAAGATCTATATGCGGCTATGGTCGATTATAAAGATCGAATGAATAAAGCTGCAGCAGAAGGTAAAATACTCCCTCAAGTTCCCAACTATGTTGGTACTTGTTTCCTTATGATATGTAACAAGTTAGCTACAAAACCCAACTTTGCTAATTATTCATATAGAGAAGAGATGATAGCTGATGGTATTGAAAACTGTGTAGCTGCTGCTCATAGCTTTGATCCTGCAAAATCAAATAATCCTTTTGCTTATTTTACTCAAATTGCATGGAATGCTTTTATTAGACGAATACAAAAAGAAAAGAAACAGTCTTATGTAAAGCATAAGAACTTTGAACACATGAACATCTTTGGTGACTTAGCAGAAGAAGTCAACACTGGTGAAAAAATTCATAATGAATACTCGGAAGAATTGATCAGAAACTTTGAAGAAAAGCTAGTTAAAAATTCTAAGAAAACCAAAGTCGGTATCGAAAAGTTTATAGAGGATACACCATGAAAAACCTTCATCTAGTTCCTATCGTCGTTCAGGACATCGCTGAAAAGATGTTGATTCGACCTCATAAAAATGAAAATAGCATTTATATTACACGCATGGAAGCTATTCGTGATTTCTGTAATGATGCTCTGCGACAAGTAGAAACGAAAATCTCAGCACAAAAGAAGTTTGTTCGTAAATGAAGTTAGCTATTATTACTGATACACATTGGGGTGTTCGTAATGACAATATTGCATTTATGGACAACAGCAAGAAGTTTCTAGATGATATTTTTTTCCCATATCTGGATCAACACAATATTACCACTATATGTCATCTGGGCGACTTGGTTGATAGGCGTAAGTATATTAACTACAATACTGCTCTCCGCCTTAGGCAAGATTTTCTTGATCCCATTTCTGAGCGTGGTATCAGTCTACACATTATTGCTGGCAACCACGATACTTATTTCAAGAATACTAATCGAATTAATGCTCTCGATGAACTAGTAAGAGATCGTTACAAGTTCAATGTGTATGATCAGATTCCTAAAGAAATAGATTTTGATGGTTGCATAGTATTAATGCTACCTTGGATTTGTGATGAAAATAGAGAAGTATGTACTAATAAGATAAGGACAACAAATGCAACGATCGTTATGGGACACCTTGAACTTGCAGGTTTTGAAATGTATAAGGGAAGCATGGTTTCTCACGGAGACGATGCTTCTATCTTTGATCGCTTTCACTCTGTTATTTCTGGGCACTATCATCACCGCTCCTCTAATGGTCATATCTTTTATTGCGGTAGTCACGGTGAATTTACTTGGAGCGATTGGAATGATCCTAAAGGATTTCACGTCTTGGATACTGAAACGGGCGAACTAGAGTTTATTAGAAACCCATTTACAATGTTCGAAAAAGTGTGGTATAATGATGCTGAAGACGATCCTCAATCAAAAGATCTAAGCTATCTGAAAGGCAAGATAGTAAAAGTCATAGTCACTAATAAGTCTAATCCATATTTGTTTGATAAGTTCATCGAACATATAGAAAAGATAGGTTGTTTAGAGATGCAGATCGTAGACGATCATTTAAACATGAATCTAGAAGCCGATGACGATATCGTAAATGAAGCAGAATCGACTATAGACATCTTTAAGACTTACATATCTAATATGGAAATTCAGAACGTAAACAAACAAAAACTTGAAAATACTATAACAGATCTTTATAACGAAGCATTAACCATAGAATGAGGTATTAAAAATTGATTAAAAGCTTTTTTATGTTTTTCTGGGACTATAAATGATTCTACTCAAGAAGTTGCGTTGGAAGAACATACTCAGTACCGGTAATGTCTTTACTGAGATTGATCTAAATAAATCAGATAATACTTTGATAGTCGGTGAGAACGGGGCTGGTAAATCTACCATCCTCGATGCTCTTACGTATGTACTATTTGGCAAACCCTTTCGTTCTGTAAAGAAGGGTCAACTTATCAATACTATCACTCGTAAAGATGCTGTAGTAGAGATTGAGTTTTCTATCGGACGTAATCAATATATGATTCGTCGTGGTATGAAGCCAAACGTCTTTGAAGTTTATCAAAATGATACTATGATCAATCAGTCTGCAGAGATGCGTGACTATCAAGAGTATCTTGAAAAACATATCTTAAAGCTGAATATCAAATCATTTTGTCAAGTAGTTATCTTGGGTTCTGCATCGTTTGTGCCATTTATGCAGCTTACGATGGCGCAGAGACGTGAGATCATTGAAGATCTTTTAGATCTGCAGATCTTTACTACGATGAACTCTTTGCTTAAAGATCGTATATCTGCAAACAACGAGGAAGTATCGGATGCGAATACGGAACAAAAAATTATCTTGGAAAAAATTAACATGTTCCAAGAACATTTGGCCGAGAAACAGAATAATAATGAAAAGATCATTGCTGACAAAATTGAGCGAATTGAAGAGACGAATCAGAAGATCAATGAGCTAGATCAAAAATACTGGGAACACAACAAACAAATTGAAGACTTAAAAGAATTGACCGAAGAGGAAGATCTTATTGATAAGAAGATCAATAAACTTTCTCAATTAAGACATAAAATCGAAGCTAAGCGTGCACTACTATTAAAAGACATTCATTTTTTTGAAGAACACGATGGTTGTCCTACATGTAAACAAATGATCGATGAAACTTTTAAGACAGACACTCTTAATAGTAAAAAGACTGAAATCGACGAGATCGATGCAGGTCTTAAAGAATTGATTACTCAATGGGGTACAGAAAACAATAAGCTTCAAGAAATAATGAAGCTTGGTACTCAGATCAATAATCTCAGTATGGAACAATACAAAATTAAGAGCAATATAGATGCTCTTATCAAATACAGAGATCAACTTGAAAAAGAGATCAAGCAGATAAACGAAGTTCATACGATAGATGAAGAAACAAAACTAGTAGAACTTGAAAAAAGTTTAAACAGTTCGACTGAAAAACTCACGCAAGTGTTGGAACAAAAGCAAGTCTACTTGGCTGCATCTGCGCTGTTGAAAGACGGTGGTATCAAATCAAGGATTATCAAGCAATATGTCCCAGTCATTAATAAGCTTATCAATAAGTACTTGTCTGCTATGGATTTCTTTGTTCAGTTTGAGCTCGATGAGGAGTTCAATGAAACAATCAAATCTAGATTTAGAGACGAATTTTCTTACGCTTCGTTCTCAGAAGGCGAGAAAATGCGCATTAATCTTGCTATCTTGTTTACTTGGCGTGCTGTGGCTAAGTTGCGTAACTCTGTCAGCACTAATCTTCTCATTATGGATGAAGTAATGGATTCTTCTCTCGATACGAACGGGACAGAAGAATTCTTAAAGATACTTCAGCAGTTTACAAAAGACACAAATACGTTTATAATCAGTCATAAGACAGATCAGCTAGTTGACAAGTTTGAATCTGTGCTTAGATTTGAAAAGAAGCAAAACTTCAGTAGGCTTGCATCATAATGTTCGAAACACTAGTAGTAGATGACATCGTAGATATACACGTGCAAAGATATTTGCACGAAAACATCATGCGAACTGCACAATGGAAGTTTGTAAACGATGTCACTGGTGTAGAAAATCAAAATTATCCATCACATGGATTCGTTCATCTCATGAAACATCCGCATCTTGAAAAGAGTGTAGGATTGTATCCTCTCATGGATAAACTGATGCCAGCTATGGAAAAAGCTATTGGCATACCAGTCAACGATCAAACAAATTATCACAATCGTATTTTTCTACAGCTTCCATTAGCTGAACAGTATAGAAAAGATCACAATGGTATTCATGTAGACTTACCAGCCGATAAGCCTCATATTGCTTGTGTTTATTATGTTAATGGAAGCGATGGCGATACTATCATCTATGAAAATGTAATAGGTGGAGACAATACCAATATAGTAGAACACAAGAGAGTTACGCCAAAACGTGGTCGTATAGTATTCTTTGACGGTTCTCGCTTTCATTGTTCTTCTCAACCGACTAGAAACTATCGCTGCATTATTAACTTCGATATTCTGAAGGATTAACTATGGAACTTGTAAAAGCTGACGATCCCATTCTTACGACGCCGTGTCAAGATTTTGATTTTGAAAATCCTCCCTTTTGGCCCGTAGAATTTGCTAAAGAACTAGTAAAGTTTATGTACGACAACAATGGTATTGGATTGGCTGCTAATCAAGTCGGCGTTCCGTATCGTGTGTTTGCTATGAGAGGTCATCCAGAAAACTTTGTATGTTTCAATCCTCGCATTGTAGAAAAGAGTGAACAACTAATTACTCTAGAAGAAGGATGTCTATCATATCCTGGTCTTCTAATAAAGATCAAACGACCACAACACATTCGTGTTCGTTATCGTATGCCTAATGGTGAAGTAGATACTAAGACATTTACTGGTATGTCTGCTCGTATCTTTCAACACGAGTTAGATCATCTTGATGGTAAGTTGTTCTTTGATAGAGCCAATCGCTATCATAAAGAACAAGCATTTAAAAAGTGGAAGAAATGAATATATTTTATGTTGATCATGATCCTGTGAAAGCTGCTGAAGCTCTAGTAGATAAACATGTTGTGAAGATGATTCTTGAGTCTGCACAACTTTTGTCGACCGCTCATCGTGTTATTGATGGTGAAGAAGTAACTGGTGTAAAAGTTAATATTGAAACTGGTAAAGTTAGAAAAACAAAAGCTTGGATACTATCTGATAGTCGAGATAATGTCTTATACTCGGCAACTCATATCAATCATCCATCGGCTGTATGGTGTCGTACATCTATCGAGAATTATTCTTGGTTAGTCGAACACTTTTTTGCATTGATGAACGAATACATGCATCGCTATAAAAAAATACATTCTTGCAATGGTGAGATTAGTTACATGCTTCAATCTCCTCCTCTTGGTCTCAAAGCTTGGGAATGGACCGAGATGCCAAGTTGTATGGCAGAAGAATACAAGATTTCAAATGATTCATGTACAAATTATCGAAACTATTATAGAATAGGAAAATCAAAGCTACATAAGTGGACTAACCGAGAAGCTCCGGAGTGGATAAATGAGTAGAGATTGGGTAAGAGATATTTTTGGCATGCATAACCATTATAAGCAGCATGCCGCTTTTGATAATATGGATGCCGAGAAGCTTAAGAAGTTTCTTGAATTTCGTATTAACTTTCTTCAAGAAGAATTAGATGAGATGAAAAATGCTAAAAACGCAGATGATGTTGTGGATGCTCTTATTGATCTATGTGTTGTGGCTATTGGCACTCTTGATGCTTTCAATGTAGATGCATATAAAGCATGGAATGAAGTTCTCGATGCTAACATGAAGAAAGAAGTCGGTATCAAAGAAGGTCGTCCTAATCCTCTTGGATTACCGGATCTTATGAAGCCAGCTGGTTGGACTGCACCTTCACATATTGGTAATGAAGGTAAACTCAAGGAGATCTTCTAATGTCTAGAGAATCTGATATATTAAAACTTGGTGCTTTGGGTGAAGCTTTAGTCAAAGATACGTTCGAATGGTTAGGTCTTCAAGTATATATGAGTGAAGATCGTTATGATACTGTCAAAGACATGATCGTAGACGATGAAAGTATTGAAGTCAAGACACTTACGCCGATCAAGAAATCAAATTCATTTTGTATGCAACAGAGTCAATGGAATAAGCTTGATAATGTCGATAGACTATTCTTCATTGAAGTGCCTGACTATGGAAATCCAATTATCATATATGAAGCTGTCAAAAAATACTATTTTACAGATTCATTTAATGATGGTATAATGAGAAGATTCTATCCAAAACAAAACATGCGTATTTTTCGAATTCTTCGAGATGAAGAACTTGAAAAACAATTTCGTAACTATTCTGACTCAACATATCTAAAGAGAGGTCCAAATGACTGAACGTCACTCAGTAGAAGTATTGCGCGAATGCATTGATTTGCAGAACGCAAAATCAAACGACTATCAAAATCCAAATTCACGTATCAAGCAAGCAGACTATTATCCGAACGGTGTGGTTACTATTCATGACATCATGCATGCTAAGATGCTTCGTATTAAGTCTGTCATGGAAGCTATGCAGTTTGATCCTGAATATCAACCCAACTTTGAATCACTCGAAGACTCAGCTAAAGATCTAATCAATTATGCATCTTTCTTTGTATCTTATCTTCGCGGTGCAATCGATGGTCAAGAACCAGATCATGATTTCTTAAATCGTCGTGTATATGGTCCAGTTCCTACTCCAGCAGTCACAGCCGTTCCACCTAATCCGCCTGCATTTGTAGTTACTATTCCTAACACGGACACAACACATGCTTCGTCGTAATTATGTCAAACAGATCCGCGAAGAGTTCATTTATCTAAAGCAATCTGAACTCTACGTGACTGATAAGACTGGTGTGAAGATGTTAGAAATCCGCGGCGCTTCTTTTGTCGCGGATGAACCATCTATTTTTGGTACTGTCAATCAAAGCTATGTCGATCGTGAATTGGCTTGGTATCAATCGCAGTCTCTTAATGTTAACGATATTCCTGGTGGTCCTCCGGCTATCTGGAAACAAGTCGCTGACAGCGATGGATTGATCAACTCTAATTATGGTTGGTGTATCTGGTCAGAGGACAATGGATCTCAATATAAAAATGTTCTTAACGAGCTTCTAAAGAATCCTGAGTCTCGTCGTGCTACTATGATCTATACACGTCCACAGATGTGGAATGACTATAATCACAGCGGTCGTTCTGACTTCATGTGCACTAATGCTGTACAGTATATGATTCGTTATGGTAAGCTTGATGCTGTAGTACAAATGCGTTCGAACGATGTCGTGTTTGGTTATAAGAACGACTATGCATGGCAAAAGCATGTACTCGATACTCTTGCAACTGATCTTTCAGAGACAGAAGGCGGTATCGATGTAGTACCTGGACAAATTCACTGGAATGTAGGTAGTCTTCATGTATACGAACGACACTTTGACTTGGTCGAATGATAAGCTCGACACTTGGGACATTCGCTACCTGTCTTTAGCAGAACAGGTAGCTTCTTGGTCTAAAGATCCAAGAACACAAGTGGGTGCTGTTATAGTCGGTAGTAAGAAGCAGATCTTATCACAGGGCTATAATGGCTTTCCACGTGGTATCGAAGACTCTGAAGATAGACTCAACGATAGACCTACAAAGCTTAAGTTGGTCGTTCATGCTGAAATGAATTGCATTTATAATGCATCGTTTTCTGGTGCATCTTTACAACACTCTACTTTGTATGTCTGGGGTTTGCCAGTTTGTTCAGAATGTGCTAAGGGTGTTATTCAAGTTGGTGTGAAGAAAGTCTTTATGTGTCATCCAGTCGACATTGATGATAAATGGAAACAATCATCAGAAGACACATTTGCTATGTTTAAAGAAGCAAAGGTAGAATATCATGTCAATACCTTTATCAAAGATAGTGAAAACGTACGAAGTACCAGATTTTATTCCTGATCATAAGAGTCATCCCGATTTTCTAGTAGTTGGTCTTTCACCATCAACAAAAACAAAACCGTTTAAGAACGGTACTTTTGCACGTCTGTTACTATGGTTTGCTATAGTAAATCTTCCTGAATGGGATTTCTGTAATGTTATTTCAGAAGTGAATAGTACTAATATCAAACTATGTGATGAAACAAAAATACGAATTAAATGTGCAAATCGTAAGAAGATCATAGCTCTCGGTAATGTAGTCTCCCGTGTATTGACTAAATACAAAATCCCACATTATAAGATCGATCATCCCTCTCCTCGTAATCGTAAGTTAAACGATAAAAAATACGAACTAGAGATGCTCAATAAATTGAAAGTTTATTTAGATGGAAATGACGGCGTACTATGATGAATATCTTCGATATTATGATCTAGCTAATAGACAACAAGCTTTATGTAATCTTGGTACTAAGCCGTATATAGAATCCAATATGGGTGATGACTTACTCGAGCATGTCGAGCTATATGATGTGGTCGAAAGAAAATATGCCGGATTCTCTCAAATCATCAACGACGTATTCTATGGTTGGACGCCAGAACATCCATACTGGCATAAAATGTCGATCGGTTTACACACGACTCAAAGATCGACAGTAGCAAAAAATTGGACTGGAAAACACTCCGACTTTTTATTACCCGAATGGCTGTATGTTTTTATTGTTCACCGAATCTGTGGTTCGGGGATCAATTACTCGTTCAAGCCTTCTGGTTACTATAACACTATTCTTTTCAATCTATATAGATGTAAAACGATCGAAGAGATGGTTCTGATGATTAAGAACTATCCAGTATCTTTCTATACTTCTGTTGGTTATCAGTTTCCTCAATTTCCAAAGTTGCCAGCTGGATCTGATTATAAAAAGGGTGGTGACTATTATCTTGGTGAATTTGCACCCAGACTTGCAAGAGATCTTTCCAATTATCTTGAAAATGGTGGTAAGAAAGATCTACGTGAGATCGGCAGTTTTATGCTTGATTGGAATACAAAGAACGGTCTTAAACAGTATCGCTTTCAATATGCCGCTATCGTAGCTGATATTGCCGATTGGTATCCTCAATTTGTTAATAAAGAAAGTCCTTTCTATTATGGCTCAAATGCTGTAGAATGTATCTCTTATTTGGCGATCAATACCAATAAACAGAAACAAGAACTCTTCTTAGATTCTGTTATGGAAAAAATCTATGAAGATACGAATGCATATCCATACAACGCAGAAGACGTTTGTTGTGATTTCATTCGCTGGGTAGAAAACTATATAAAACCGGGTGCCGACTACGATCATCTAAATCGAGATAATATCTGGTCTTCTTGTAAGATTAAAGATCATCCGTTCGGTAGACAAAAAGCTATGTTACAGCTTGGTCTTATCAGTTCATTTAATACGTTAAATGTTCATCCAGCTGATAGCTATATCTTAGATATGGTAGGCATGAGTGTCGTCGAATATAAAAGGCGTGTCAATGAACTGGTTAGCTGAAACAATAATTGACAAAACACACGATATAGTATATAATAATCTTTCTGAAGTCGAGCTAGACGAGAAGGAAAAACCTACTCGTAGCTGGATGTGGAAATGGTCTCAAGAAGAGAGAACTCAAAAGTTCTTCGAATTCTGTCGCGCGTACGATAAACGTGAAGACTCTCTTCTTCGAGACAACTATCAACAGTTTTCTCATCGTCTTCATTGGCACGAGTGTCCGTTTGTAGATGAAGTAAAGAATATCACTGATCCTAAAACTGTCTTAGAAGCATGTCTCATCTTTTCTTTTACTAACGAGCATTGGCTTACTTTTCGTGCATGGAGAGACGGTGGCATTGAAGCCATGAAAGAAAGATTTGCTACTGAACGTCATGCTCGTTCTGATCTATTTCAGATCTACTATCCAAAAGATACTGATGTTAAAGAGTGGTTGACTAAAGTTCCTACACAAGCTGCAGAAGAGATGTATCATACTCTTATCGAGAAGAACAGACCGTTCACGATGATGGAGTATGCTAAGAAACTCAATCAATACTTCGTAGAAAAACAAGGATTTCGTAATGCGATGTATCCGTGTAAGAACGCAGCTAGACATATTGGTATGAGCCATCCAGAATGGGTTGATCCTGAATCTTTCCTTCATGGAGGTACTGGTTTCTTCGATGGATTGAGTCAAGTATTTGACTGTCCTCATTACATGAGTAAAGCTAAATATGATATAGCAGAAGATGGAAGATATGTACCAGTCAATGCAGCGGGTCAATCATTCTATGAAAAGATGCTCTATCTTTACGAACATCAAGACAATCCTATTCATACACAAAAGTATCTCAACTTAGAAGATAAACTTTGCTTCTTTTATAAGCATATCGCTATTCGCAACGGCGTTAAACAGACCACGAAACAGATTCCCTATGATTGGGTTTATCCTACAAATTGGTCTTTAAAAACTGGTAAATATGACACACAATAATCATATCATTGACGGCATAAACAAAGACGTTGGCTTTATGTCGCCTCAACAAGCAAAAGATTATTATCTTTCTTTAGCAGATGGATGGGTTCCTTATAATCCAGATCCAGTAGTTATCGAACATGAAGGTGTTCGAGTAGTAAGAGATGATCTTATAGTTGGTACAAAAACTCGTGCTGGTGATCTATTAGCTTCTAAGATAAACCATAAAACACTAGTGTATTCACAACCACGCACGGGTTTAGCAGGCGTATCATTGCTTGATGTAGCTAAACATCATAACAAAGATATTATACTATTCATGCCGTCTTCTAAACGCGTCTCTCTACATCAAGCGTGTTGTATAGAACAGGGCGCTATTCCTATGTTTGAACGTATCGCTGCGATGCCTATTCTAAACATGTATGCTAAAGAATGGGCAGACAAAAACGATGCATTCTTTATTCCTCTCGGTCTACGACACGAACTAGCTACAGCGGGTATAGTTCATGCAGCTTCGAAGATCGATGAACCCGATGAAGTGTACGTCGCTATCTCTACTGGTGTTCTTTCACGTGCTCTTCAGATTGCTTGGCCAAACGCTAAGTTTCATTGTGTTGCAGTAGCACGTAATTTAAAAGCCGGTGAACTTGGACGAGGCAATGTTATATCAGAACCGTTGCCGTTTGTTAAACCAGAAAAAGACTTACCACCGTTTCCTACAGTAGCTACGTATGATGCTAAAGTATGGAAATACATTCCTAAAAATACTAGTAAAAACATTCTTATGTGGAATGTAGGCACTGAACCAGTACTAAATGATGAAACGATCTATGATCGTATAGATTCTTATCGTGATTGGAAGAAAAATGACAGCTCTCCTAGCAACTCCATTTATAACTATAGCTAAACAACTAACATCACATCGTGCTGCACAGGGTGTGATCTACGCAGATCAACTTAAACAAGCCGGTGTAGATGTCTATGTTAATATGACGCTCGATCGTTATAAGTATGACTTCAATGAATACGACGAGCTATATGCTTATCATGGTAATGATTGGGGTGGAACTGTAAATCTATTTGGTGGTCTTAAGGGTTTTCCATACACACTGAACTTTGTAAACTTTTCTCGTTTCAAGGGTAAAGTGCATTCACTCGTAATTCCGTTTCCAAACTACTACGAACAGTTGAAACCTCGTTATGACAAGTATGTCGCTGAAGGTAAAGAGATCGATCCAAAGTGGCATGCTGTCGATTGGGACAATCTAAAGCGAATGGAACTTGAATCTGATGTAGTCGTACCAAACGATTTGATTAAGTATCCTCGTATTAGTATTGGCGATTCACATGCGATTTGTATGTATCGTCCTAGCTGGCAAAATATCTCTATACCGTTTAAGACTCTTCATGGTGCTTTGAAACAAGGACTCAAATCTTTTATTCCAGCTGGTAACTATGAAACGATTGAGTTTTATTTTGGTAACATCGATATTAGACATCATCTTCTTAGACAAGAAGATCCTATAAAAGCTACAGAAACATTGATTCAAGAATATATGAATCAATGCAAACAGATCGCAGCTGATTATAATTGTAAAGTAGTAGTCTATGAACCGTTGCCAATAGAAAATGAATCACGTAGTTTGCCAAAGACTGGTTACTATAAGGGAACACCGTTCTTTGGTTCTTGGCAAGAACGCGATAATATCAGAAAACATTTTAGAAACGAATTGATTTCGAATCAGACAGAAAATGTTACGGTATTTAAGTGGGTAGATAAGCTCATCAATCAAGCTGGTGAGTTAGACTTTAAGTACATGGAAAAGCCTCATTCAGTACATCTCTCTCGCGAGTTTTATCCGCATTGGCAGGGTCGTGAATGGAGCGGTATAAATATGACACAAACAGCAAGTCTTGAGGCATTTTTTATATGAAACATGCGACTGTAATTCCGCTTATAGGTGGTGAAGTATTAGCGTCAACACAAGTTTTTGGTTCTAGACCAGATTATATTCTAAGTTATAAAGCTTTCGAAGCAAACGAAAAACATCTTCTCAATTATTGGAATCATGAAGTTCCGTATCATGTACTAGATGATGGCGTTAACACTCATCATGAACAAGTAGATGTCGTATCGAGCGTGTGTCCATGCGCTGGACTTTCTATGTTTTCACTCTCTTATGGCGAACACAATCAAAATAACAAATGGATGATCGAGACTGCCAAGTATGTTCTTGGTACCATGAAACCAAAAGTTTTCTGGGGAGAAAACGCACCAGCTCTTGCAGGTAAAGTTGGTACACCTATTCGAGAACAACTGATTCAGATCGGTAAAGAAAACGGATATACGATGACTCTGTATCGTACGAAGAGTCTTCTACACGGTGTACCACAAGTCAGAGAACGTACGTTCTACTTCTTCTGGAGAGGTAATAAGACACCAGTTCTTAACTTTTATAATAGACCATACGATAAGATCGAAGACGTAATCAATAACGTCAAATCTAATACTATGATGGAGCCGATCAATAAGAAGACTCCGTCTAAAGATCCATACTATCGATACGTGCTTGAAGCTATTCATGGTGGAATTTCTCATCGTGAACACTTCGATAGTTTAGATATGAATTCGATGACTCTACGTTACTTAGATGTTAAAAAGTTGATCGAACATCATGGTCATACTTATCAACAAGTCGGAGAGTGGATGGCACAGAACGGCTATGAAAAAGAAGTCGAAAAGTGCAAAAGAATGTTTACAAAATTGGAAAAAGGTGGTAATATAATGAGGCGTGGGACGATCATACCTAAAGATCATCTTGGCGCTTTTGTTGGTCATTATCCAACAATGTTGACTCATCCCTACGAAGATCGCTATATCACTTATCGTGAGGCACTCAGTATTATGGGAATGCCTGAAGACTACGAATTGCTAGATCCTTCTAATAGCTACAATCACATCTGTCAAAATGTGCCAGTAAGAACGGCTGCTGATATGGCCACTGAAGTGAAAGCGGTCTTAGATGGTCAACGAGATTATGTCGATTCAGATCTAGTTTTCCAGTACAATTCAGATCGTACGACCGATATAAAAAATAATAAACACACTTACTTGATGGAGTATATTTCATGACAAAAAAAGTTGATGATGAAATTAATCGTGTGCTTGCAAGAATGGATGCGCGTAATATCAAATATAAGTTCAACGAAGAGAATCTACTTACAGAACTTAAAGCATATATAGATGGTACCTACACATCCCACTATGTCGGTACTGACAACATTCAAGCATTTGAGTTAATTGCAGCAGCAGGTCACGGTGTTGGCTTTACCATTGGTGACATCATCAAGTATGCTTCACGTTATGGTAAAAAGGGTGGACATAATCGTGCAGATCTTTTGAAGATCCTTCACTACGCTATTTTAGCACTATATGTGCATGACAAGGAGATTGGTAATGGAAATTAAGTTAGACTTCGAACAACTTAGAAAACAAAAACTATTCGTAGCTACACCGATGTATGGTGGTCAATGCGCGGGTATGTTTGCGAAGTCGTGTACAGATCTTTCAGCATTTTGTGCTGTTCATGGTATTCATTTACAGTTTTATTTTCTGTTCAATGAATCTTTAATTACTCGTGCTCGTAACTATTGTGTCGACGAGTTTATACGTTCTGGTGCAGATCATTTGATGTTCATCGACTCCGACATTGGATTTAATGCTCAAGACATCATCGCTATGATGGCTCTTCAATCACAAGAGCCTGATAAGTATCATATCATCGGTGGTCCTTATCCTAAGAAGTGTATCTCATGGGAAAAGATCAAGCGTGCTGTAGATAAGGGTGTTGCTGATCAAGATCCAAATGTTCTCGATGCTTTTGTCGGAGACTTTGTTTTCAATCCTAAGGGTAATCAAACTTCTATTCAAATCACAGAACCATGTGAAGTTCTTGAAATTGGAACTGGTTTTATGATGATTCATCGCGCTGCGATGCAAAAGTTTTATGATACGTATCCTGAATATATGTATCGTCCAGATCACGTTCGTACTGAATTCTTTGATGGATCACGTGAGATCATGATGGCTTTCCAAGCTGAAGTCGATCCTGTATCTAAGCGTTATCTTTCAGAAGACTATTGGTTCTGTCAAAAAGCACAACAGGCTGATATTAAGACATGGCTCTGTCCGTGGATGAGACTACAGCACGTTGGTAGTTATATCTTTGGCGGATCATTAGCTGATCTTGCATCTATCGGTGCATCAGCGACTGCAGATCCATCCGCGTTGGGTGGTAAGCGAAAAGAGAATCGCAAGGAAAAGCGATAATTGAATAACCTACACTATGGAGTAAATTATGCAAAACATTAAGTTGGAAAATCGCACATCTCAAATTATCAAGAACTTTTCTTCAATCAATCCGTCTCTTATGTTTAGGCCCGGTAATGTATTGAAGACTCAGTCTCCGACATCTTCTGTCTTGGCTATTGCTACGATCGATCAAAACTTTGAATCGCAGTTTGCAATCTATGACGTCGCACGACTTCTTGGTGTTATGTCTCTCTTTAAGGATCCAGAGCTGCAGATCGACGAGAACTTCCTTATCATCAAGGATAACAACAACAAGCGTGTTAAGTATACATTTGCTGATCCTGCTGCTATCATCGCTCCAAAGGCTGACGTTCAGGTAGCTTTGCCTGAGACTCTTGCAACTATTCGGATCACTACAGATCAGTTGAACGATGTTCTTCGTGCTGCTGCTCTTCTTAAGCATCCTAACGTTGCACTTATTGGTCGAGACGGCGAAATTACATTGTCAACTATTGACTCATCAGGTAAGAGCAAGGATACATACGATATCACTGTCGGACAGACAGATAGAACTTTTAGTATTATCTTTATACTCGATACAATGAAGCTGATTCCCGGTGACTATGATGTTACTATCACCAAGGGTATTGTCCATTGGCGTGGTGATCGTATCGAATACTATACGGGAGCAGAAACTAACTCCACTTTCTGATTTGTTTTTTTATTATGGAGTAAGTGAATGCTTGAACAATTTTTGTGGGTAGAGAAGTATCGTCCAAAGAAGATCGCGGATACGATACTTCCTACAAATCTGAAAGCGACCTTTCAACAGTTCGTTGATCAGAAGAATATCCCTAATCTTATCTTGTCTGGTACGGCTGGCGTGGGTAAAACCACGGTAGCCCGTGCTATGCTTGAAGAGTTGGGTTGTGATTATGTCGTTATCAATGGATCTATGAATGGCAACATCGATACACTCAGAAATGACATCCTCCAATTTGCGTCTTCCATCTCTTTCTCGGGTGGACGTAAGTATGTCATTCTTGACGAGGCAGATTACCTCAACCCAAACTCTACCCAACCCGCACTGCGAAACTTTATGGAAGAGTTCTCCGCAAATTGTGGTTTCATTCTCACCTGCAACTTTGTCAATAGAATTATTGAACCGTTGCATTCTAGGTGCTCTGTCGTAGACTTTAAGATGTCTAAGCAAGACATGCCTCGTCTTGCTGGTCAGTTCTTAAAGCGTGTAGAAGGTATTCTTATTGCAGAAGAAATTACATACGATAAAGCAGTAGTCGCTGAAGTTATCATGAAACACTTCCCTGATTGGCGTCGTGTTCTCAATGAGCTTCAACGATATGCAGCTACGGGTAAGATCGATAGTGGTATTCTTATCAATCTTGATGAAGAAGCTTTCAAACAACTCGTTGGTTTGTTGCGTGACAAAAACTTTACGAGCGTGCGTAAGTGGGTAGATGCTAATACTATCGATCAGACTTCGATATATCGAAAGTTCTATGATACTGCTGCATCTTTCATGACTACTGAGGGTGTAGCACAAATGATCTTGCTTTTGGGCAAGTATCAGTATCAAGCTGCATTCGCTGCAGATCCAATTATCAACTTCACGGCTTTCTTGATTGAAGTCATGACACACTGTGAGTTTGAATAATGGCTTACGATTGGCGATACGAGAACAGCATCAACTTTACAAAAGATTATCAGGATCCAGATAACAATGAATACAAGTATTCTGCATGGCGTACTAATTCTTCATTGTCATATTTTCCTGATACTGTGCTCTATGCCAATGAAATGAACATGCTTCATCATTTAGATGATAAGCTCCAGTATGACTATCTCTTCTTCTCCATCAGGCAGAAGAAGAGATTCTTCAAGAAAGACAAAAAGCACGAAAAAGATCATAACCATGACTTAGTTCAGGGTCACTATAAATACAATAACGAGAGGACTAGAGAAGCACTCAAACTCCTAACTGACGAACAGCTCGATATTATAAGAAAAAAAGAAGAAAAAGGTGGCACATGAACTTAATAGATTCACTAGTTGAAGTGAAAATAGCAGAAGAAGAAGACTTCCTAAAAATCAAAGAAACTCTTACTCGAATTGGGGTAGCGTCTCGTAAAGATCAAAAGTTGTATCAGTCATGTCATATCTTACACAAACAGGGTAAGTACTACATCGTACACTTTAAAGAGCTCTTTGCATTAGATGGTAAACCTTCTGACTTTACTTCAGAAGATAAGGGTAGAAGAAATACCATCGCTCAACTTCTAGAAGAGTGGGGTTTAATCAAAGTAGTAGAACCCGAAAAGATCGTAGATCCTAAAGCACCTATGAGTCAAGTTAAGATTCTACCACATAAAGAAAAAAACAATTGGATTCTTGAAGCAAAATACAATATTGGACGAAAGAAAAAATAGTATGTTTAAATTCTTTGGTAAGAAGCTAGAAGATAAGACTCTAGCTGAAGTGAAGTTGGATCAAATTAGAGAACTTTTGTTCCCACCATGCGATGAACATATCGACAGAGACGGTCAAAAATATCATGTTGACTACTCTGCCGATATGAATTTAGATGCAGCTTTAGTTGATCTCGAAGAGGGGCACAACGATGAAGCTACTAGAAACACTATTAAGAAAGTCTCAGCAAGGATCTACGCAGTTCGTAAGATCCTTGATTCGTATGCTGAAATAACTGACGCTCATTATTTGATCGTCGATGATATGTCGGAGATTGAAATTGAAAAAATTCAAGCGTCAGATAGAGAATATTGACAAGTTTATTCAAGCTTTAGAAGAGATGATCGATGCCCGCGATGATATGTGGGAAGAAGAGCAACATCATAATTGGCGTCAGCAAGAAGATATACGTGAAAAGCGATATCTGCCAGCTCGAGATTTGTTGAAAGTAGCTTTGACTAACTTTATCGTTGAAGTTATGGAGGATGAAGAGGAATAGATTATGGTTGATACACTGACACAGCTACAATATTTTTCTAGTCATGTGTATAAAATTGAAAAACCAGAGTTCTTAGATGCTGTCAAACAGATAGCTAATAAAGAATTATGGAAATTAAAAGTTACCGATAAGATGGATCCAGTGATTCAAACATCGACTTTGAATGATCCTACTTTAGATGATTTTGGTAGTTACATAGCTCAGACTTCATGGAATATCCTCAATGAACAGGGATATGCCATGAATAATTATAACACTATGATAAGCGAATTATGGGCACAACAGTTCAACATGTATGGACATCATGATGAACACATTCATAGTGGTGGATCACAAATATCTGGATTTTATTTTTTAGAAGTACCGAAAAATAGTAGTCGAGTTATTTTTCATGATCCCAATCATTCAAAACGACAGATCAGTCTGCTTGAAAGAGACGATCAAGTAATTACTCCAGCTTCGATAGCATTGAATTATGAAGTAAAACCGGGTGAACTTTTTCTGTTCAATTCTTGGTTGCCTCATAGTTTTGTACCTAATGCATCTTCTTTGCCATTCAAATTCATTCACTTCAATGTCATAACGATTCCCGCACATAATCATCATGTGTGTCAACCCGCAGCTGAAGTGATATGAAAAAATATCTCATTCGATTCAATCAGACTAAGGGACAACAGGGAAGAGGCACACACGAGCACGCGTGGCGTGTTTTTGAAGGAGAGAAGGAATATCTCTTTAAGCACTTGAAGATCGAAGTCCCGGTGGATGATGAACAGACCGGCGATGTCTGGAACATCCGATGCTACGGCACCTTGACAATAGACAGGGTCACGAGCACGGCAATAATAACATAACCATAACAAACTGTGACATTTTTATCACACGTCTTGGTATCTTATTGCCAAGATGCGTTTTTTTGTGTACTTACTCGGCAGGCTTGATATAATAGGATCATCAAATGGGGAATGGCTCCCTGGGAAACAACAGGAACTTGGCAATATGACTTCTAGTGACATCTTCTTAGCTTTATCACCCTTCTTGGCTTTGGTAACCGTGATGGCTATAGGCTTTGGTTTTGCACACTACTTTGACGTGAAAGGTCAGTAATATGATGGAATTCA